GATTTATCAAAGCTTCTGAGTTTTGTTCTGGAGGCTGAATGGTAACTAAAAATATATATCCCATAAATCCACCAATAACAGCAATACCTATTATTCTAGCAGTCCAATCTTTAGAAAAGGTTTGTCTGGCATTTTGAGTGTCTTGTACTTCTAATTTGAATACATCTACTTCTAACTCTTTCATTTTAAGTTCAAACTCAGCTTCAGCTTTTTTCAGCTCAAGCATTTGTTCAGGTGTAGCATTGTCTATAGCTTTCTGTATTTCTTTGGGTTCGTTCTTGCAACCCAATACATCTGCAATCATGTTTGCAGCCATACCGCCCATCGGACCCCCTAGTGCTGTACCTAGGGTTGGTGCTACTGATCCAACTAAGTTTTTAAGTAGTGCTTTCATATATCCTCCAAAGTAAATATTTTTAAAGGCTCACTAATACCTTTAACTTCTATTGGTTGTAACGATTTTAGCTCAAAATTACAATTTTTTGCAGTCTCCTCTGCAATTATTAAATCTTTACCTACAGTCTTACAGCTAGATTCACACCTAGCGGCAATATTAACAGCACTTCCTATAGCGCTATAGTCAAATCTTGTATTGCTACCCATGTTTCCTATGACCGCTTCTCCTGTATTTATACCAATCCCTATTGATACATCAACTTCTGATAATCTGAATTGATCTTGGATTTCTTTCGCACATAAAACAGCAGCCTCTTCGTGATTTTCAAGATCTATAGGTGCGTTGAATATAGCCATCATCGCATCACCAATATATTTATCTACCATACCGTCATACCTTTTTACTGCATCTGATTGTATGGTAAGAGCTTGATTCATAATTTGAGTCACTTGTTCGGGATCCATGTGTTCGCTCATAGCAGTAAAACCACGTACATCGGTAAACAAAAAGGTACATCTTTTCTTTTCTCCGCCAAGTTTTAATAGACTGGGATCAGATTGCAAAGCTTTGACTTGCCTTGGATCAAGATAATGTTCAAATTGTTTTTTAATCTGTTGTCGCAACTTATATTGCTCTCTAAATCTAAGATAAAAAGCAACACTTGCAGTAATAAATTGAGATATTAAAGCCCAAGTAACATCAATCAATACTCCATTTTGGATTGTATAAACGCCATAGAAGGCCGTAGAGATAAAAACTACAACAAAGAATGATATGCCAGCAGTTATACCAAAAACATTCAAAGCAAGCCAAACAAACACCACAGAAAACAAAAAGATTAACATCTCTAAAGCAAGTGCATAATCAGGTATGTAAGGGCTATCTTGTATCAATATAGATTCAGCAAGTGCAGCTTGTATTTTGTGCGGTTCTAACAAGCCTGCTGGCGTAGCAATTTGTGGCATAATTCCTTTTGCTGTAAAACCAACAAAAACAAATTTATTTTCTACGTCCATTTCAGCAAGATTGGTTTGTGGTGTATCAACCCAACTAATCCATTTGCGTCCTAAAGAATCTACTGGTACTGGTGGCAAACCTTTGACCCTTACCTCTTCCAAACCATTATCATTTGTTTTTATAATGTAAGTATCAGCTCCAGCTAAAACTTTGAGAACTTCTGTACCATACGTGGATACCCAGCCGTCAGGTGTTCGCATTAGCAAAGGTAGTCTCCGAACTAAATTATCTACATCTGTTCTGGCTACTGCTAAACCCTGACTGGCGTTAGCCTTTAAAATATCTATATTCTGTATTACCCCTGTAGACATAATACCTCCGCTTTCTGGTCCAAGGATAACCGTTCCAGAGGTAGGGGGATAATTACCTTTTCCCTCAAACATAGCCAAAACACTTGGAGAAAATTTCAAAGCCTCAGTGAACTCAAAGTCACCACCAAATCTATCTGGTTGCGGAAAAGCCATAACCCACCCCACACCTATAGCTCCTTGTCTCAACAAATTTATATGTATTTGAGCTAATGTTTGCCTAGACAAAGGATAGCCTCCTTCATTAGCAATATCACTTTCATTTATATTAAGAATTACAAAATTACCTGAAGGTTGCTTATCTGTTACCAACGAATCAAAGGTTTTTAGTTTCAATATTTCATAAGCCGTAGGTTGAAAATAGTAAGTTGCACCAAGCAATATAAATAAACTTACAAATATTATTGTTTTTTTCATCCTGACCCTTGTTTAATTGTTATTGTTGTAGAAGAACCACCATTTATCTTAACTGTATTAGCGACACCATCTTGTATAAGTATAATCGTATAACTGTTAGAGCCATCAAGATTTAATCTTGCACTTTGATTTACTGTTCTATTCAGACTTATAGTTTGCCCTGTAATTATAGTTGTAATCTGTGTATCTTTATCTTGTCCTATTTCTGTACCAACTATACGAATGCCTACACCACCTTGTTTTAATTGATCTTCCTCTTTTGATATCGCAAGTGCATCTATTACATTCAATAAATCTTCAAGAAAATTTACATCTAGATAATTTATGTCTAGTTCTGTAAACTCCAGGTCTGCCTCTGAATCAAGAAAATCTTCGTTCAAATAATCAATATCAAGATCATCAAACTCTAAATAATCTACAGATGATTGTGTTTTTGTCTCCTCTATTGATTGTTCTGTTTCTTGTGGAGGATTTACAATCAACATGTTATCTATTAAGTCTAACGATATATCTAACGTAACAGGTTTAGTGGGATTGTTTTCATATACAGATACTGTAGTAGCTTGATAGGGTTTATTTAGTGTAACGCTACCCATAGCCGTAGCTACAACTATCTCGCCACTAGATATACCATTTTCATCAGGTAGTAATATAACTAGACTTCTACCTAGTTCATCTACCGTACAAGTAAAGTCTGTACCCCTAATGGCTATATCGGCAGTAGGTGTCTTTATAGATATGTTGCTTTTGTTATTAAACTTACCTGTAATAAATCGTGCAGTACCACTTGCAAACTTAAGTGCCATTTTAGATTTAGACGGGTCAGGGTCATAGATATATTCATCTATAACTAGCTTAGAATGTTCAGTTAATTTAACTGTAGAAGAATCTTCAAAGGTTATAGCGACTCTGCCCGCCTCTGTGCGAACATCGTCCATTTGCTGTATGTTAAACTGTAATTCAGCTCCGTAGGGTTTGTCTCTTAGAACTTGTGCGTTGCCTCTAAGTTCAGATATAGAACCTATATCAACAGACGAATGAAGTTGTTGCGTCTGACTGAGTAACGCAAACAGTGCCGTTAGAGCCAACAGATGTAATCTTAAGCCAATCATTGTCTGATGTAGATTCTTGGTCTATATTAAAAGTTCTATCGCCACCTGTATGATCTAGATAGAAATAACCGCCAGCATAACCATCACCATCATAAGTTACAGTATTATCATCACCATCAATATCCATATAGTTAGTAGCTCCGTCTACATCTATGGCTGCTGTAATACTGTTACCTCCGCCCTGTATGATCCAATCTAAGTCTAGATTAGCTGCTAGTGCAGTCATGGCGTGATTAAGTGTCATAGTGTTTGTATTACCTGTAACCTGGACATTTACATTAGATCCATCAGCACCCGTTGCATTTGTTTCATCTGTAGACATATTAAAGGTATTGCTGTCACCTATAAATGAAAAATAACCTGTGTAAGTATCTGCCCATATATCACCAAGAAATTTATTTGATGCACCTTTCTGTAATATGTCTAGCGTCATAGTTGCACCATCTAAATCCAATGGAGTCATATTAGAAGCACCAGCTGTAGCATCTGATCCACCAATAATGTTACCGCCTCCGCCTACTTGTTCTATGTCTAAATTAGACGTGGCACCTGATTGATCTATGTATACCTCGTTGTCTGCTGTCACTACATTCAAAGATATAAATAAAAACAATAAGCTAATTACCGTTCTTTTTTTTCCAATAGCCTTGTTCATATCCTTCTTCTATTGTGCGCAATACCGCAGTCTCTACTGCCATCTGTAATGCTATATTTATAGACTCATTTTCTACCATACCGCTCTCAATTTCAACCAATTCAGTATTATTTGTATAAAATTTAAACAAATCTGTAGAGATAGCAGCGCTTAAAATTGATTTGGTTACTAGCACTTCTATTAATATTTTACCTGTAAGAACTGATACCGTTCTTAATGATATGGTTACAGAGTCTTGTCTGTATTCTTTTAATGCACCAATACCTAAGTATCTTGCACCTGCACCTCCTGACTTAACATTCGTTTCATAACTGACTACTCCACCCTCCATTAATAGGCCTGCAAATAACAAAGGTTTTAGTTCTTGTTTTTCATCAAAAGTTTCTCTCGCAGAACGTATTATTTGTCTTTCTTTTGTAAGATTATCTAAACCTGTTCGTTCAACAACATCAAAAACCTCTGAATGTTTTAAAGCTCTAATAAGGTATGCGTCAGGTGCTTGTGTTACTGCTGTACTAAAACTTGCATATTGACTGTTACTTCTACGTTGCCCTGTATAATCTCCAAAAGATTTAGTATAGACAGCAACAACAGGTTTTTTTATAGGTTTATCTGTATTAGCCAGTTCTGTGAGTAATATGCCAATTTGCGCATCTTCTATATTCTTTATAGGAGGTATGGCGTTTTCTAGTGGAGGTATGATTAAGGCACAACTAGAAAGTAAAAGAACCGAGAGGTACAGTAATTTCTGTTGTATTGCCTTCTTCATCTGTAATTATTAATGTTACTTTATCGTCTTCTACCCTGTATTCTATGGTGTTGCCTTCTAATTCTAAAGTGCCAAACTCAGAAGCCGTCTCACCAAATAAACTATCTACTAACTGCCTACTTAGTTGTGCGTATATTCTACTCTCTAGGTTACGTATAAATCTAGCCAGCGTAGTATTTTCAGCTTCACGCTCTAGTTCCTCTTGATAGGCTTTTATTTCTTCACGTATCGCTTCTTTTCTTGAAAACTCTTGGTTTTCTATAGTCAAGTAATGGCTTGAAGTACCAATCCCTGAAAAGCTAGGATTCTTAAACTTATGTGTCATTTCATCAGCAGCTACTGACAAAGTTACAACTAAAAATACTAAAATAATACCTAGTATTGCTACTATTTTATCCCAGTCAGTCATCAATCTTTCCTCTGGTCGTCTCTATCAGCCTTCGCAATCTTATTGCTGTCTATTAACTGCGGTACACCTAATATGGTTTTGATAAGTGTATCTTGACGTATTATTTCGTTATCTAAACTTCTGACGCGATCAATAAGGGCGACCAAAATACCGTGTTGCGAGTCTAGTTTTGTACCCAGTCTCTGTTCCATTTGTTCTATTTGGTCAGCAACCTTATCGTCAAGAACGTCAACTTTAGTTTCCATACCGTCTATAATACGGTTGATTAGTTTCCAAATGAAAAATCCCAGACCTAACGCGGCAGCTATCGGGAAGCCTACTTCATTAATAAATTGAACTGCTTGGTCCATCAGTCTATTGGTGTATGAAGACCCTTCTCTATGAGAATGTCTCTGTTTCGCATGTGTTCGGCCTCTACATCATTTTTTGATTGGCCTTGATAAGATACGGCTAAATGGCATTGCACCATCAATTTATTAATATTTACATCGTCTACAATAACGTCACCTAAAACTCTACCGTACTTACCTTTAGAGTCTTTTAATTTTGTTTGTATTACTACTTCTTTTCCTTTTTCAACAGCCTCTTTCAAGAAAGACCCAGCCATTTTTCCTCTAGCCTTTTCATCTTTATTGCGAGTACGTGACTCGGGAGTATCAATACCATATAAACGAACGCGGCACCTATGAAGAATGTCAAAGCCGAGGTCCAAAGTAACATCGATAGTATCTCCATCGACCACTCTTTCAACTTTGCAACTGTATTCATACATTAGATGTACCTGGTGGCAACTAAACAAGTTATTAAAACTGGGTATATACCCCAAATAAGGGCTTCAAGTCTTTTAAATTTTGCAGATCCTTCATCAAGTCTTTTTTCAATATACTCAAATCTAATAGCTGATTCTCTTTCGTATACTTTTAAAGACGTTAAATCAGAATCGTTTGTACTCATCCTTCGTCTTTTACTCTTTTTGTAGTGTAAGCTTCGTTTACGTCTGGAGTTGATTCGTCATCACCAACAAACTTACCGTCTTCATCTCTAGCTCTAACTTTTACCCTTTTAGTACCAGTCACTTTATCTACTAATTTACCCCACCAACTCATTACTTATCCTTGGCCTTGCCGATATTTAAAGCTAAAAAATCTATAACTTTATAAAGTTTTGATAGCAATTTATCTCCTTGCGGAGTAGGTGTGACTGCTGCCACAAGTGAAGCTATAGCTATAATAGCTGTAACCCACATAAATAAATTAATCCATAGCATTAC